AGTGGATACGGTTCTGGTGCTATCGCATATGGGGTGCGCGCTTGGGTAAATTTTAACGGAACAGGAACAATTGCAATTAGAAGTTCTGGAAATGTTTCTTCCCTAACGGACAATGGAGTTGGGGACTACACCATAAACTTTACCAATAATTTTCCGGACGCCAATTATGCTTGTGCAGGCTTTTCTCAACAAGGTAACGGTGACGCTGCTCCGAACGGGGTAGTTGCGCTAAAAAATCCGGCAACCATCACCACTTCGGCAGTTCGCATCATCGTTGGCACTCCGGGTAACAACGCATTTGACCGAGATTATGTTTACGTAATGGCAGTTCGATAGGAGAAAACAATGTCAGAATGGCGAATCATTTATCCTACTGACGAAGGCGGAATTGCTGTTGTAATTCCAGCTGATTGTGAACTTACCTTAGATGAGATTGCGGCTAAAGATGTTCCCTTTGGTAAGCCGTTCAAGATCATCCACATATCTGACGTACCATCTGATCGCACGTTCAGGGATGCTTGGGAGTACCGAGAATGATCCACATCAACATGGACAAGGCTAGAGAGATCCACAAAGACAGAATGCGTGAGGCGCGTGCACCTCTGCTGGTCAAGCTTGACGTGGAATACCAAAGAGCCTTGGAGACCAACTCCATAACTTTAGACATTGTTGCCAAGAAAAATCTTCTTCGCGACGTGACAAAGGATACGCAAATTGCATTAGCATCAACCCCAGAAGAACTCAAAGCAGTTTGGCCTTCGATTCTAAATGAGTGAGCTGGTAATTCATGTTTGAAGTTCTTCCGCTGAATTGGTTTAGCGATGATGTGACTTTTAAGGACCTCAACCGTAAAAGCCTCGTTCACTATTTCTCGCGAGCCTGCGTCCACCATGCCGGAATACGAATCTCTTTGGTTCTGAGGGGGACCACATGAAAATTTGCGTTTATGCAATCAGCAAGAACGAAAAGCACTTTGTTGAGAGGTTCTGCAACTCGTCAAAGGATGCTGATCTGATCATGATTGCCGACACCGGCAGCACGGATGGGACGTTTGAAGAAGCCCGCAGGTGTGGGGCAGTTGTCCACGACATCTGCATCACACCTTGGCGATTTGATCTGGCGCGGAATGCTGCTCTCGCCCTGATTCCTCGCGACATTGACATCTGCATCAGCCTTGATCTGGACGAGGTCATGGAGCCGGGCTGGCGCGAAGAGATCGAGCGTGTGTGGAAGCTGGGAGAGACCACTCGCCTTCGATACATGTTCGACTGGGGATGCGGCATCAAGTTCATGTACGAGAAGATCCATGCTCGTCATGGCTATCGCTGGCATCATCCCTGCCATGAGTATCCCGTGCCAGATGGTCGCATCACCGAGAACTGGGCGCAGACAGAGAAGCTTCTGGTCAGCCATCATCCTGACCCTACCAAGAGCCGGGGGCAGTACCTCGACCTGCTCTCCCTGTCCGTGCAGGAAGATCCTGACTGCCCGCGCAATGGCTTCTACTACGCTCGCGAACTGACGTTCCACGCTCGCTGGGACGATGCCATCAAGGCTCTGAAGAGCTACCTCGACCTTCCGGGGGCTACTTGGCCCAATGAGCGGTGCTACGCTATGCGCCTGCTCGGGAAGTCCTACAACGAGCTAGGCGATCAGTATCAGGCAGAGCATTGGTACGTCCGCGCAGCGGCAGAGGCTCCCAACACGCGCGAGCCTTGGTGCGAGCTTGCCATGCTGATGTACCGGCAGGGTCGATGGGAGGAGTGCTTTGCCTTCGCCATGCGCGCCCTGAAGATCGTCAATCGCGATCTGGTCTACACTTGCGATCCAGAAGTCTGGGGACATTGGCCGCACGATTTGGCAAGCATCTCGGCTTGGCAGATCGGTATGCATCAGGTCGCTCTGGAGCAGGCAAAGCTTGCCGTCGAGAAGACACCCAATGATCTTCGACTCGTCGGCAATTTGCGGTATATCGAAGACCAGATGGCAAACCCAGAGAAGAAGGTGGCCTAGAAGTGACAGAGCCTGTCAGCAGCGCAGCTAGCGGCTTTGCGATTGGCAAGGCTCTTACAGCTATCGCTGGCTTCTTTGGCGGGCTTTCGGTGTCGTTCTTCTGGCAGCCGAAGAAGCTTCACCAATACGGAAAGCTTGCCGCTGGTGCAATCGTTGGCGGAATCGCTGTTGCCGCATCCATCACTCTGGGTGGAATTGTCTCTCACTACATAGGCATCGACGTAAACAATGCCGATGCTGCTCTTGCAGTCGGATATGTCATTGGCGTCATGTCTGTATTTGTCTTAAGCATACTTGTAAATTTCTTTGAGAAGAAAGAGGACAAAGATATATTTGAGGTTGCCTCTGATGTTAAGTCCATGAGCAGGAATTTGAGGTCAAAGCCCCCTAAGAGGAGGCGAAATTGAGCGTAGAAACTATTGGATTTTCTGTTTTAACCATTACAAACATAACTGCTGCTTGCATCATATTTGCTGGCGCTCTTCGAGAGAAGATGCGTCTATATCCAACTTGGCATAAGATTGGACTTCTTGTTGCGGCACTTGGTCTTTCGGCGCAGGCTTTCAGGAATATTCAGTTCCTGATGACCGGAGTTTCTCCGTCCGACACGGATATGCCGCTATGGGCTCTGAAAGATGCGGGAATTAGTATTGTCGCTTTTGGCTACCTTTATCTTGCTGCAACTGGCAAGTATGCTGCTACGATAGAGAAAATTCATCACAAGCCTGCTCCAAAGAAGACTAGGAGGAAGAAGTAATGGACTTTATGAAGATCATTGGTGCCGTTGCGCCCAGCCTTGCGACTGCTGTTGGTGGTCCGATTGGAGGCATGGCGGCCAAGTTCATCACGGATGCGCTTGGCATTCCCAACGATTCGTCCAAGGACGACATCGCCAAGGCAGTCAACAATGCCACGCCAGATCAGCTTCTGGCTCTGAAGCAGGCTGAGAACGACTTTGCCATCCGTATGAAGGAGCTTGATATCGATCTTGAGAAGATCGCTTCCGATGATCGGGACAGCGCCCGGCGTCGAGAGGTTCAGGTGCGGGACTGGATGCCGCGCGTTCTTGCGTTCGTGATCGTGGCGGGGTTCATGGGCACGGTCTTCATGGTTCTGCTAGGCGTTGTTGAGGGCATGAAAGATCCCTTGATGGCAACCACAGTCGGAACTCTGATCGGATTCGTTTCTGCAAAAGCTGAGCAGGTCATCGCTTACTATTTTGGCAGCAGCAACAGCAGTCAGCAGAAGACTGCTCTTCTCGCGGAGAAGAGGTGATGCGTAGCTTTCATGGCGAGGCGCGGAAGATCACCACAGATGAGATCGACGCTCTCGCCAACCATCTGGAGATCGAGCCTGCTGCCTTTCGTGCGGTGATTGCCGTCGAGGCTGCTGGCTCCGGGTATGATTCCAAGGGCAGGCCCAAAGCTCTCTTTGAGCGGCACTACTTCTACAAGCATGTCTTCGACAGGCCGGTCCTTCTGGCGCGGGCTACGGAAGCTGGCCTCGCCTATCAGGCTTGGGGCATGAAGCCCTATCCGAAGGGTTCTGATGCGGTCTACGACGAGATCCAGCGGGCCTGCGAGATCGATGAACATGCTGCCCTGATGTCTACGTCATGGGGACTTGGGCAGGTCATGGGATCGAACTTCAGGATGGCTGGATGCAAGTCTGTTGAGGATATGGTTGACGAAGCTATGGCATCCGAGGCCAATCAGCTTCGTCACATGGGTGAGTTCATCCGAAGTGCCAATCTGGTTCGCCCCCTGAAGTTCAAGGACTGGGCTGCCTTTGCCAAGGGCTACAACGGTCCCGGTTACGCAAAGAATGCCTATGACACGAAGCTTGCGGAGGCTTACGCGAGGCTATCCGCAAAGACTTGAAGCTGCTAGACTGAGGGGGAAACGGAGCCGCAAATGACGACCGGCCTTACCTACTCTCAGTATGTGACGCAGATCGCTACCTTGGCCGTGGTCGAGGAGACCGATCCTGCGTTCGTGACGATCCTTCCGCAAATGATCACCTATGCGGAGAACAGGATCTATCGCGATCTCGACTTCCTATTCACTTCGATTGCAAATACAGATTACAGCACAGTCGTCGGCAGCAGGCAGATCAACGTGCCGTCTGGTACGTTCGTCGTCCCCGAGCAGATCAACATTATTACGCCTGCCGGAACAAGCAATCCCGACCTTGGAACTAGGAACTCGCTTCTTCCCTGCACCAAGGAGTTTCTTGACATCGTCTATGGGTCGGCATCGAACACGGGCATTCCGCGATACTTCTGCCCATTCGATGACTACACGTTTCTGCTTGGTCCGTATCCTGATGCCGCTTACACGGTGGAGATCATCGGAACCTACAGGCCCAGCAGCCTTTCCGCGACCAACACGACCACGTTCATCAGCTTGTATCTGCCTGACGTGATGATCATGGCGAGCATGATCTACGTCTCTGGATACCAGCGGAACTTTGGCCGCGCCAACGACGATCCCCAGATGGCTATCACCTA